GTTGATTGCCTTTCTGGCCTATCAGGCCGAAACGTCCGGAGACTGGGTTGCGAGAACGAAGTTGACGCGGCGATTCGTGCACTGAAGATTCATCGTCGTGTCGATGAAGGTCTGGAACACCGTGTGCTGGTTGCTCGCCTTGCTTGGACCTTCCTCGCGCATGTATTCACCCGAGAGGAACACCGGACGGAGCGAACCCCAGTTGATGCCGTAGACGGGATCGCCAGCGCGACCTTCGAGATGCGGGCACCAAGTGACGGGGACCTGACGGAACGTCACGCGGCCATCCTTGGATGCAACGTCGTTGCCCAGATTGTCATTCTGGGTTTCGAGAACTCGCTCCAACTGACCAATCACGTTGTAGTTGGTGTAGTAACCGTACATGTTGCCGGTGCTGTAGTCCGGTTGAGTGACCGGCGGCTTGAAGTTGGTGAACGTAGAAGCCTTGCGCCACTTTTGGATGAGGTCATCCTTCGTGACGCTGGTGTACTTCGCGCACCAGTTCCGCCACTGGTTGTAAGTCGAGGAATCGACGTTTCCAGCGCCGGAGGTGAAGCCGGTCGGATTTCCACCGTCAAACCCGCCGTTTGCGTTGGTGGACGAGTTGTCCGTCCAAGTGAGCCAGTACGGGATGCCGTAGATCGACAGCGTGTCGGACGTTCCGTTGGGACGACGCCAGAAGCGCGTCTCCATGAAGCCCGCCATGTCCACCATCGCATCGTGGCGACGGATGCGGACGAGATCGACGATCTGAGCCGGGGAACGGTTGATCGCGATTTCGCGGCGCTCGATGGCGTACGACGAGGTGATGTGCCGCCACGGGATGTTGGCGGTAATCATCACGTCCGAGACGTTCACCGAATCGGTCGCGTAAAGTCCGGTTTCCTTGGTCGCACCGGTGGTACCGATCATCAGGTTCCACTGGATGCCGGTGCCGCTGTTGAACGACACCTTGTTCTTGTTCAGGAGTTGCGGGAGAGCGATGTGCTCCTGAAGGGTGTACGAGATGTCGGTCCACTTCATTTCACCCAGATTGCGCTGGGTCGTCGTGATGAGGTCTGCAATGTCATCAGCCTGAAGAATCGGCATGACTTGTTCCTTCCTGTGTTATTGGAAGTCGTCGGAAGTCGAATACGGGTCGATCCCACGGCTCTTGAACCAGTCCGCCACACCCTGAGCCGCGCGAACGCGAGGATTGGATGCATTGGTGGTACGGGTTCCGGGACGGGAAACGATCTGATTCGAACGTCGTTCGACCTTTCCTGTGAATTCAGAACGCGCAATCTCCTTCTGCTTGTCGCTGAACGACGCGTTCAACGCCATCTTCAGGAGTTCCTGCTCGGATGGGATTCGCCTATGACGTGCCGTGTAGCCAGCGCGGATTGTCTGCACGGACTCTTCAAGGCGCTTGATGTTGTCGACGTTCGGCTTCTGGTCGGTGCCAAACACGGACTGCCATTCGTCACCAAGGTTCTTGACGAACGATGGAACGGTTTCAGATGCGCGCTTGTCGGCGTTTTCGGAGAACCTAGTCTCAAGTTCTCGGATCTTGCCTTCGTAGTACGCGTGCATCTTCTTGATGGCGCGAGCGGCATCCGGATCGAATGCCGTGTCCTCGTCGATCTCAAGTTCGAACTTGTCCTTGGGCTTCTCTGCGGTTGGTTCCGGAGTGATCGGCTGCTTCTGCATTGCGCCAGCGATGATCGACACGATGTCGTTCACAGCGTCGGTGCCCTGCAACTTAGCCACGATCTCCTTCGGCATTCCCGCTTCTGCGGCCTTGCGAACGAGTTCAGTCTGCCAGTTCGACGCATCTGGTTCAGGTGCGGTTTCCAGCGCTTCGGCTGGAGCGGCATCTGCAAGCACTGCGTCGTCGATTTCCATCGACTCGTCTCGAATATCGAACGGGTCGTCAGGATTCTCTTGCTTGTTGTCTGGCATGGTAGTCAATCTCCATATCCTCCGCTACGGTCAAACATACCTTTTGCCTTCAGAAAGTCCCGACGGTGGGATCTAGATTCGAAGATGGCCTGCCCGGTCTGAGGATCGAATCGGGTAGGAACCCCTAGTTTTACGCTTTCGGAGTACGCCTCTCCGGTCTGACTCGGATGCACGCCTGCGGCATCGCTACGCATGGGCCAGTTTCCCGGCGTGCTGGACACGCCGTGGTGTTCTGCGGCAATGCTCCGGTGTAGCGTTCGACCATCGTGCTTGATGGTGCCGTCGGGTTTCTGCCGACGCATCATTTCCGAAATGGTCATCATCAGTTCGAACTTCTCTCCGGTATTCCGGTCGACGTAGACGTAGAACGGCATTCATGCCCCTTGCTGCGTCTGAGCAGCCTGCATCATGCTTGCAATCGCCTGATCCTGCTGGCTCAGGCTGTCCTGCCCACGATCGGACCGGACGTAGTTTCGCGTCGTGTTCGCCGGACCACCTCCAGCGCCGCCACCGGGAGCCGGTGGTCCCTGCATCAGTTCCTGCGCCTCCACCTTGGTGACGAGTTCCATGACCTCCGGGGTTCCGCTGAGTTCGGATGCCATCTTGAGGAACGTCTCGATGTCCGGAACCAAGCCCCTCTGCTGGAGAAGCGGAGCCATCGGCGTAATGAACGTCTGCATCACCTGCATGAGTGTTTGCAGGCGCTCGGTCGGAGTCCGAGATTGCATGGAGAAAGGGACGATCTCAACCGCGTAGTCGTAGAACTCGCCATTCCGGCGCTCCGGCTTCATGTCGGAGACGATGACCATGTCCGTGGACGGGATCTTCTTCGGGATCCTGTACGAACGGACCGGGTCGGTCCACATGTAGTAGGCGATCGACTTGATGACGCGGGTGGCCGCATCGGTGGCGCGTTCCTGCATGTCGGCGATCCGCATCGTCGCCTGACTCTTGACCAACTGCTCCTGAGATGCCGTGTTCGTGGCGTTGTTGAGTCCGCCAAGAGTCTCAAGGTTGCCTCCGAAGTAGGAGGTCAACTGGCGCAACTGCTGGAAGAACGCGAGCGAAGCCTGATCGACTCCGCCGTACCGGACCTCCTTCGTCGCCTCTGGACGGTCGACGGAGATCGCGTCTCCATCGTTCGCGTCGGTGAGCCTGCGGCCATCCTCCTGATTACCGCTCGCCACGAGGGTGACGGTCTTCTGCCGGTCAGCCTGACGTCCCAACTTCCTGAACACGCGGTTGCCGAGTTCGTGGAGGTCGATCATCAGCGCCGCAGGAGGTAGCGGCATGATCTGCCCGGGGACGTCTCCGAACGAGAGCAGGTGGTACGGACCGCCTTCTGGACCTTCCCACTCAACCGTCCTGATCGGCTCCCTGTTCTCGATGCCTCCGTCGGGACCGGCCTGAAACGTCGCGACGACGTTCTCGTACGGAAGCCAGATGTCCCACAGTTCGACGAGGTCCATGTACATGTCCTCGCCGTACGACCCACCGTCGTCGACGAGGTTCGACAGCCTCTCGTCACCCTGCTCGTTCGAGGTGCGCCGCTCGTACTTCGACAGTTTCGCGCCCTTGAACATCTTCAGGTCGCGAACGGCCTCGATCGGAAGCGCGTACCTGTTGCCGCAGAACTGGACCTGATCCCATCTCTTCGCCGTGATGTCGAAGACGAAGTCCTCGAAATCGACGACGTCGGCGAAAGGCTGTCCGGGATCATGGGTGAACCCCATGATCTCCTTCTGGTCGCTCGGAGCGAGTCCGACCTTGAGGACTCCCATGCCGAACATCGCCTCAAGGACCCAGCGGCGCATCGTCTCGTCGAAGCGCATGTCGTCGATGGCGAGGTTGAGCGCGATCTCAAGGTCGTCCGCGAACGAGACGTTGTCGCCGTTCTTCGACCTGACCATGACGCGGGGAGCGCGCGCCGCGACCTGACGCCGGTAGATGCCGAGCGCCATCTCAAGGAAGTTGACAGGGACCTTGTCCGGCGCGCCTCCGTCGGACCACGCGCCTCCGACGAACTGGCGGATCATGGACAGTCGCCGCTCGCGGAACGTCTGCATCTTGCGACGCGAGTGGTCGAACGCGGTCACGAGACGTCCTACACGTTCGAGTTCCATCACCATTCAGCCAATCTGCGCCGCTTGTCTTCAATCGCTTTACGGCGCGCTAGGATGCTTCCCTCTGGAACGATCTCCTCCTTGACGGCGATTGCCGGTGCTCTCCTAGCGAGAGCATAGCAGCAGAGCGCGTCTGCGGTAGGTCTGTCGCCGTGGTTATCCCGCGCACCGCTCGGGTCGATGGTCCTAGTCGCCTTCGAGTGCTCGATGCTTCCGTTCGCCGTGTAGATGATCTCCCGGAGTTCGGACATCGCCTCGCGCGACCGATTGATGAACCTGCCGTCGAGGAGGGACCTGCGGTAGTCTCCGAACACGGCACGCTTCGCATCCTTCACGGGCCACCATCCGGGAATCGGGGTCGTGTTCCTGACGAGGGACTCCTCCTTCGTCTTCCAGTAAACATTCCGATATCCCAATTCGATTACGACGTCACCAAAATTCCTACCGGGGCCGGGAGCCTCCCAAATCATGTACGCGCCCGTTCCGGCGTCGTCGTGGAACCACTTGCACAGCGCAACCGCGTACCGCGCGAGTTCGTCCGGGCGCATGTTCGGCGTGACGAGTTCGCCCACCTTCTCGCCGGTGTTCCGATCGGCAATCGAGATCACGGAGTTGCTGCTGCCCGTTCCGGCGGCGATGTCGGCTCCCATGACGTATCCCCGGTCGTGGGCGACCTGCCCCGATGCATCAACGCCGCACCAGAGGCGAAGCGGGCCTCCGGGGCGCTGTACGAACGACCGGGGTTGCCCGGTCGCCGGATCGAAGATCAGATCGCCCACGAACGAGGGTGGACGGCAGTTCTGCATGACGAGCCTGTCGATGTCCTTCGGATCGAAGAACTGGAAGTCAGACCCTTGGAAGTCGATGTCGAGTTCCTGCGCGATCTCCTGCGGGTGGATGCACCTCGCGCACTCCGCGTCGTACCAAGGACTCTTTGGCTTCCCATCAGGTCCGATGTACAGACCTTGCGCCTTGACCGGGTGCTTGGTCCAGTGCAGGACGACCTGCTTGACCGACTCGGAATGCGCGACGTCGTAGAAGGCGTTGCCGACGCCGTCCGGCGTCGAGTTGAAGATTCGGCTCCTCGTCGCATCCCGCGTCGACGCAAGCGCCTTGTACCCGGCGTCGACATCGAACGCCGCGAACTCGTCCATGCCGATGGCCGTGCGGCGGTCGCCACGGGCCACGTCTCCGGTCGTGGACTCGCCGTCGATCGCGCTCCCATTGTCCTCATTGGTCAGGCGCAGGGCCGTCCGCGTGTACCTCGGAAGCAACCACCCCGGCTGGTTTCGGATCAGGTAGTCGATCTTCCAGAACAGCGACTTCGAATTGCCCGGCTTGTCGACGTAGTCCTCGTTCCTGCTCACGAGGAGGAACGACTGACCATGCTTGAAGTGCCAGCGCCACTCGAACAGGGCGCACAGCATCCAAGACGCACCCATGTCGCGGCTCTTCTTGATGCAGATGTCGCGCCGTCCCACCGCGTCGTCCAGTTCCAAGAGCGTCTCGTCCTGAAACGGGTACGTCAGGAACGGAACCATCGGATTCTCAAGACGCGGGTCGTACGTCCAGCAGAACGCATTGACGTAGAACAGCAAGTCCTCGGAACACATCTTCCGCAGCGATGCCCGATGCGCCACGTCGTTCCGCGCAAGGGCAAGCATGTCCCTACGCCATCTCAAATTGGCGTCCAGATCCTTCGGAACGAGATGTAGCCAGCGACTCTTCAACTACTTCCGCTTCCACTTCTTCTCTTCCACCTTGCCCGGGAGTTTCTTCCCCTTGGGCGTCTCCTTCTCCCATCGCTTCGCCATCTCCGGCTCGTTCGCGTACATCCACCCACGCTGCGCCTTGCTCTTGAACGGCATGTGCTTCTCGATTCTCTCCGCAATGCGGTCAGTTGCCTTGGTAAGCGTCGATGGCGAAAGATCCAGCCACCGAGCAACCCACAGTTTCGGAACACCAAACGACAGGAAGACGGCCATTTCCCGCTGTCGCTCCGTCAGGAACCAATAGCCATCCAGCCAGTCCTCGTCGAAACGAACGAAATGTGGAGATGGCAGGCATTCAAAATCGAAACCATGCACCACCGAACGAGTGCCCTTCCTGCCAGTCTCTCTACGCAACGCGTCAATGACATCGAACCGGATGCGATTCTTCTGCCACGGATGCTGCATCACCGCTTCAATCGCGAAATCATGCGCGTCACGACCGTCCACCGAGGCGCATCCGATCCGATGCAATTGCCTCTGGGCCTCGCGTAGGGCGGCAGGGTACCCAGACCACTCCATCAGTCACTTCTTCCGTCCCCAGTTGTTCTTCATCTGCGCGTACGCCTTGTCGGACACGGTCGTACGAGACTTCGGACGCGACGTACCCGCCGCCTTCCGCTTGTTGATGTTGTAGAGAAGACCCTTCTTCGCAGCCATTACAGCGCCTCCCTCTGGCTTTCAGACTCGCCACGCATCGACAACAGCCTCGCAGCCGTCTCCTCGATCCGCGACCCGTCATCAGAATACCTCTGCTCCGCCTCAATCGCACTACGCGATGGCAGAAGTTTCGCATAGATCGTCCCCCAGAACTGACTCTCGTTCACTGGACTCCTCCGCGCCCACACCAACATCCCCCACGCCTCACTGCTCGGGGCGTCCTTTGGACACACATCCTCCACCTGCATGTTGCTGGCGACCCACTCCACCACCTTGACCGTCGCCACCTTCTTACCAGCGAACACAGCCTTCGTCGCACGGTCACCAACATCCCCATCTCCAGAAACAGGAAGTTTATCTTCCACCTTCTCAACCTCGCCAGCATCCAACACCACCTCCAACTCACCCTCCTCCGCAGACCTGACATGTGGCAGGTCCTCGGAAACCTTCGACACCTTCTTCGGCTTCACAGGTGCCTCCACATGGCCCCACATCTCAGGGTCCAACTCCTGCGCCGCACGAAGCCAGCACTCGCCCGCATCCACCCCAGAACGCTTCAAGCGTTCGCGGGCCTTCACGAACTCGCCCCAGCGACCAGATGACTCCGCCCATGACCGAATCTGACCCTTGAGTTGGATGGAACCGCGCATGAGGGGAGTTTACCACAAGTCAGAATGCAGTCGAGAGGGGGGGTTAGATCAACAGTGTGTTGACTACCCGGGTCCGGGTTCAAGGTGGGACCGACCGCCCGCCCCGCCCGGTAACCCGCGCAGGTCCGGGAACCGCAGCCGCCGCCGCCGACCTATCACCAC